TTGTCCTTCATACCGGGGGCTACATCTATGATGTCTTTGGCGACATCTGACCACAGAACCATTCTAAATAAAATGTCTGTTCTTTTTAAATGGGACACCTCGTGTTAGATCAGCCTCCAGGGCGTTACCGCCCGAGCGTTGGTCGGCGAACGCCGCTTCCCACTATTCGGGAGGTTTCAAAATGGAACAAACTGCGTCAGGCTGTGAAGCGTCAAACGAACCGCAAAAGGGTGGCGAAAGTTGGTGAGACGCGTGGACGCTTCACGGTGGTGCCCAAGTCTCCTAATTCTCCAAAAGTTGGGAATAGACGCGGACGCTTCACGGTGGTGCCCAAGTCTCCTAATTCTCCAAAAGTTGGGAATAGACGCGGACGCTTCACGGTGGTGGCCAAGTCTCCTAATCGTGGACGCTTCACAGTCGTGTCAAATACCATGAGGAGCGTGGCCCGGCCGCCGAGCCTCGTAAACATGTATCGTAAAATTGAGGCTAATATTTTAAACCTTGAGGATCAGGTCACTAACATGCGCAGACGCCTACGCAAGAACTTTGAGATGAACAATCTTGAAAACAAAATTTACAATATGGAGCAAAAATTGGCAAACCACAAAAAGGTCATGAACTCCAAAATAAAGCCTCTCGAGAACAAGCTTGAAGCCGCGCACAAGGAGGCTGCGAATCTCAAGAAGAAGATAAACTCGGCGCGCCCCTAAGAAGGATGCGCATTTCCGTCGTCCACGCCAGTCTCGAAATCTTTCCTTCGAAGCATCCACACGCAGCCGTCACTTCTAACAGGTGCTCCTCTTCTTGATCGTTAAATACATGTAGACCGGCAGTGTGATAACTGAGTTCAATAGGTCTCCGTATGATATGAAACCCTGGAATCCGAAATATATGGAGAGATTTTGATTCTAAATTGTAAATAATCCCGTCATGGGATTTGAGGAGGTACCATAAGCGCCAAGACTTGGCTTCGTTAAGTTTTTTTGGTGGAATTTTGAAACATAATTGAACGTCGATGTTCGGATCTGACGCCTCAATTATTTTTCGAATCAGTTCGGTCGGTAGTTTTGACCATAAATTCATAATTATTTAATAGCTCATAGTTTTAACCTGAACGCACACCGTGTTCAACCTGAACACATCTCACAACTCTCGGGATTGGCAAGGGAGCATGCAAGAATTTGATCCTTTGTGGGCGCGACCGGAACCGTTACCTGCTGCGCCTTGGCCTTTGCTCGCGTCCGGAGGTAATACATCCCAGTTTTGATCCCCTTCTTCCAGCCGTACAGATGCATACTAGAGAGCTTCGCCAAACTCGGGTTCTCCATGAAGATGTTCAAGGATTGCGACTGGTCGATATACACGCCACGGTCAGCGCTCATGTCAATGATGCTCTTCTGTGGAATCTCCCACACCGTCCGGTAAATGTTCTTGAGTTCGAGCGGAACGTCCGTAATCTGCTGGATCGACCCACCGTTCCGCACAATATCCGTCTTGATGGCGGGGCTCCACTTTCCAATCTTTTGTAGGTCTCGGATCAGATGCTTGTTGATCATGACAAACTCACCGGCAAGTGTCCGACGCAGGTAGATGTTGGTCGTGTACGGCTCGAACGCCTCGTTATTCCCCATGATCTGGGCGGTACTGGCGGTCGGCATTGGGGCCACGAGCAACGAGTTGCGGAGTCCATGGATCTTGATAGATTCCCTAATTTCATTCCAAAATTCAGGAGTCTTGTGATTCCAGAGATCCGGTTGAAGGATGCCCTCGGATGCCGGAGACCCCTTGAACGTCTCGTAAGGCCCCTCCTCCTTGGCCAACTCACAAGACTGGGTCAAGGCTGCGTGGTAAATGGCCTCGAATATACCCTTGTTGAGATCTCGCGCCTTGGGTTCGTCAAAAGCAAGACCCAGCATCATGAACACGTCGGCCAATCCTTGGATCCCGATCGCGATGGGCCGGTGCCGAAGGTTAGACTTCCGGGCCGGCTCGGTCGGGTAGTAATTGCGGTCTATGACGCGATTCAGGTTCCGGGTGACAACTCCCGTCACTTCGCACAGTTTTGTAAAGTTGAATTGATTTCCTTCGACAAAGGTTGGGAGGCAGATGCTGGCCAGGTTGCACACGGCCGTCTCGTCCGGACCGCTGACCTCCATGATTTCAGTGCAAAGGTTTGAAGACTTGATGACGCCGATGTTCTTCTGGTTGCTCTTCTCGTTCACAGAGTCCTTGTAGCACATGTATGGCGTCCCGGTCTCAACCTGAGACTTCAGTATCGCGTCCCAAACTGTGCGCGCCTTGACCGCCTTCTTAAATCTCCCCTGTGCGACGTACGTTCTGTAGAGCTCGTTAAATTCCTCGCCGTACACGTCGGGCAGTCCAGGGGATTCGCTGGGACACATGAGGTGCCAATCCTCATCATTCTCAACCTTCTGCATGAAGAGGTCGGGAATCCACATGGCCGTGAAGAGGTCTCGGCAGCGCATCTCATCGTCTCCCTGGTTCAGGCGGAGTTCAAGAAACTCCATAATGTCGGCGTGCCAAGGCTCCAGGTAGATGGCGAAGGAGCCCTTGCGCTTCCCGCCACCCTGGTTGACGTACCGTGCCGTGTTGTTGAAGACGCGGAGCATGGGGACGATACCGTCGGCCACTCCATTCGTCCCCTTGATCGGTGAACCGTTCGCTCGTATGTTCGAGCAGTGAATTCCGATACCCCCAGACCACTTGGAAATCTGAGCGCACTCCTTGAGCGTGTCGTAGATGCCCTCGATGCTGTCATCCTTCATGGCCACCAGGAAGCAAGAACTTCCCTGTGCTTTATTCGAGAGACTATTAAAAAGCGTAGGCGTTGCATGCGTGAAGTATTTTTGGCTCATCATGTCGTAAGTCTCTCGTGTGCGTTTCGCGTCACCGCCATGGATCCAGAGAGCAACGCGCATGAAGAGGTACTGGGGCGTCTCACCTTCGTTCAAGTAACCCTTCTGGAGCGTCTTGATCCCAAAGTATCCAAAAAGGTAATCGCGCTTATGATCGATCCACGTATCCATTTCGGGGGTGATTAGTGATACCCCTTGACTTGAAACCACTCCCTGTCTGTTAAGTGCGCACATAGCATGACTAAAAGTACCAGGACAATTCTTTTGAAGATTAGATACTGTTACTCTCATGGCCAAAGTCTCGTAATCCGGGTGCTCAGTGATCATCGCCACGGCCACCTCAGCCGTCAGGTTGTCGATTTCAGACGTTGAAATCCCGTCATACATGCTCTGGAAAACCTTCTGGGCCACCTTATCCGATTCGACGTTCAGGGGCTCGAACTCCGGAGCCTGATTAAGATTTGAAATGCGTTTGGTTACTTTGTCGAATAACATCTCTTGAACGTCCCCTGACCGCTTGATAACCTTCATTGTATTATATACTCGGCATTTCTCTATGGCATTGTATAGAGTATTTCCATGAAAACCCTCCTGCAGTTTTCTGACGGCCTATAAGACAAGCCGTTACGTACTTTCTGTCTATACACGCCGACTGAGCTGCGAATGTAACGGTCGTGAATGTCTCCAGGAATTTTCCGTCGGTTGTATACTTGTCGACTGAAGTACCGATCTTGGCTTTCGTCTCGGGTGTATGCGTTCTATTGAAGAATGGATTGTTCTCCCCGACTTGGGTTCCCTTTTTCTTTGAACTTATGAGCTTTTTTGTTTCTTCAGTATGTGTTTTGCCTTTGTTAGCTGAACCAATTTTGGTTTTGGTTTCCTCTGTACGTGGTTTTCCAAAATTGAAGTTTTTCTCACCAAGTTTAGCTTCTCTCATTTTAGATCTGGATTCGATATGAACATTTTTATTTGTATTTCCACCAGCTTCTAAGTTATAACCATTTGGTGATATTGTTTTCCTTTCTTGAATTTCAGTAATTTCTCTCGCGTCAAGTTGATCATTCAGAACCTCAGAAATAACCGAAAACTCAAAGTTGGTTATACCATACTTTGAGAATGCATTAGAAAGAATAGTTTCGGTCGAATGCCTATGCGCCCTCCATCTGTTCTTGACGTTCTTTTGTATAGTCTGGCCTACGTAGCATTTGCCATTGATTTTGTTCTTTATCATGTATATATACCCCATCCTGTTATAATGGTCGTTTTTTTTATCCCTGCATACATCAAATGAGCACCCGTCTGCTTCCCACGCCCCTTACGGATGCTTTCTTTTCTGATTTCAATCGCGAGAGCGTCCATAATGCCATCATCGAGTTGGTCCAGGCCAAAACCGGTGTGAAAATTCAGCGCCAGAATGACGCAGACCTGCAGGCGCTCATGAAGCGCGTGTATACAAACATGGCACGCGATCCGTACAGTGACATTCGGGGTCAGGTAGACGCCATGAACAACCAAGTCGCCAAGGAGGCGACGGCCACGGTATCGACGGGCGTTCTTCAGCAGATAGTGTACCTGCGTGACATCTCCTCGAACCCCGTGCCCCTTGCTGCCCCCGTCAGCACGAGCACGTACGGAAATAAATTACCTTACAATAGCAAGATTGCATTCTAAATGAAGGCATTAAATGATATCCTTTTTGGATTTTTCATCTTTTTCGCAATTGATCGTGCGATCCGCCTCTTCAGTAATTCGGTCGTCGAGCCGTGGATGCGGAAAAGTGGCAAGGGGGAAAAATCTATAGAAAACTGGAAGTTGGGATCCGAGCTGATACTGCTCTTAGCGGCGTGTTTCCTGGTGTTCAGAATGCGTAACCAAGCTTAGAGACGAACCGTCTTTGTTTTACAATGAATAAGTTTCGCGACGAAACTGCCGAAATGTGTAAGCGCAAGGGCTGGGACAAAGCTCCAGTAAGCATCGTGTGGATGCTTCTCAATGAAGAAATAGGAGAACTCGCTTCGAGTATCCGTCAGAACCAGCGCATCTACAAGAAGACTGGGCTCAAAAAGGACAGGGGAACTGACATCATGATGGAGATGGGTGACGTGTTCAGTTATCTTTTCCAATTGGCCCACATGTTGAATGTGGACATGGACACCATGTGGGAGCTTCATCGTCAGAAGATCCAGACAAAGGTGTATGCAAAAAATAATGCAAGCGTATGTTAAATGGCCACCGCCGCCATGGCATGCGATGAGTTGAGCATCAATCGCTTCAACCCCTATACGTGGTCCGGAACCTTCGGTGTGTATTCCGACGGGTTCCCGAGCACGATCCCCATTGATGGGTCATACACGACCGAGATTAGCGAGACTCCCACAATTTACACGGACGATCTCGAAGGTTCAGCCGATCCAAACATGAACCTTTCTGGCCCCATGTACTTAAAGACGGCTGACACCAGCCCGGCGCCATTCCGCGGGTTCCCAGCGCGCAAGAATGAGTTCCCCGATGGAACCGTGACGTGGATGCGTCCAGGCCAACCGTGGAGCTGGTCGGGCGGCGGCAAAGATAAAGCCGCGGACGACACGTGGACAACAACTGTTCGCACGAACGGAAACGACATGCTCATTTGGCTACTGATTGCCGCTATTGCGGTGTATGTGTACTCGCGCCTCAAAAAGTAACCACCTTTGGCGCCACCACCTTGACTAATTTCTTTGATAAATTATCCCTTTCAGTTTTAGACCGTTCATTCAGGTTGGGGCAATTGTGAACCTCGAGCTGAATGCACCTGGTGCAAAAGTTCCCCGCACATTCGCGGCATTTCAGGAAACGATTCTTGTGACGGCAGGACATTTTTGGCCCGAAAATGTCCTGAAAAGCCTCCTCAACGCTGCTCATCTTCTACTAGCTCACATACAATTTCATTCTTAAACAGTGTTTGCGTCTGTTCATTGATGAGTTCGCATAGGCCATGTTCCCTGCCCTTGACGACGCGATCCCACGCCACCTTCATGGCCGCAAGGTTCTTTTCAAACCACACACGGTCCCGCTTGACTCGTACAACTACAAACTCCTCTGGGAGTGGAGGAACGCTTTCAGTGTTCCCGGGACGGTACTGAATAAAATCGCACTCCTCGAGGTCGGTAATCTCCAGCTGTAATTGAACCTGAGGCAAATAATGCTTAGGCACCTTTGCCTCAATTTTGCGCGTCAATGGACACTTTATCTCTACAAGAATGCCATCTTCAGTGACGCCGTCGGGCGACGCCCCGAGCCATGGATACACA